AGGCCGCCCTTTTTTTGGCTAGGTATTCGGCTCCGCGGCGGCTGTTGCATCGTTTGCAGGCTGGGACCAAGTTGTCCGGGCTGTTGGTGCCTCCTCTGTCGATCTCGACAAGGTGGTCTAGTTCGGTGGCTTTTGCTCTTTTGCACCAATGGCAGATGGCTTCTTCAAGCATTTCTTTTCGCATGGCCCGCCATGCTGCCGTGTTGTAGTTGTTAGACATTGAACAGCCTCGGTTCTTCGACTGGTGTTGAGCGTCGCGTCATATGGTGGCCCTTGTCGTGGGTGCGTAAAGCGTGGCAGTTGCGGCAGATGGCATCGCATTTTGCGAGTTCGTTGATGATTTCTTCGGCGGTTTTGCGTTCCATTTCGTAACTGATTGTGAAGCTCTTTTGGCTTGGGTCTCTGTGGTCGCAGTCGATGCAAACGATTGTGCGTTCGTTGATTGTGAGGCCGCAGTCCATGCATGAGCCTTTGTCTAGTTTCCATTGTTTGACTATGGCTTTGTTGGTTGTGCGTCGACGGGTATTTGTGGTTCCTCCCATTTTTGGTCGTCGAGCCTTGCGGGGTCGCTTTTGTTTGTAATACTCAGCCCATGCGTCTTTGCACGCACGGCACGGAGTTTCGCCGCGGTATTTATGCCTCCGGTATGCGGCAGTAGTGCCACAAGGGGGAGTTGGGCGCTCAGATCCAAGGCCGCCCATTATCGGGCGATCCCGTCGCCGTGGCAGACAGGGCATGGGTGGATGGCGTCTGGGTCGTCGAGGTCGTGGCCTGAGCCGCGGCAATATCCACAGAGCTTCTCAAGAGTCCCTAAGCATCTCTCCGATTTTTGCACCATGTTCTTATTACTTAGTTCTTCTATAAGCGCCTGATTATCCGACGTCGGTTTTTCAGGCGTCGGGTGTTTGAGGTTTTCCACAATGTTTGCCAGTTTTTCCACATGGGTTCCGAGGCGTGGGTGATCGGTAACGATCCAGTTCGAGACCCATTGGCCTTTTTCGTTTTGTGCCTTGTGCAGGGTCATGTACCCGGCCGCCTCTAGTTCTTTGATCGACTTCCGGATTGCGTCTCGGCCTTCGGTCCACTTTGATTGCAACTTCTCGGAGTTTGTGGCCCAGTTGTCAGGCATTGACAGCAAGTAGGCCAGTAGGCCGCGGGCACGGAACGTCAAGGTTTGGTTTCTGACGTTCTCGTTGCGATGATGGTCATTTGTCGGGGTCTTTCGGTGTGTAGATGCTGTGGTAGTCGGCGCAGAAGTAGCCGCCGCTGTAGAACTCGATGTGCTCGACGAGGCAATGCCGGAATGGGAAGCGGCGTAATGCTTCGCAGGTGTCGCAGGATTGGTGTCTGTATGGCCCGTAGAGGGGATGAAGCCGGTCATCCGCCATGTCTGCCCCCCAAACGCTCAACGATGAACTGGAAGTCTTTAGGCCGCCACAAGTAGCATTCGGGTTCGCGCTTGGGCGCGGCGAGTGTTTCGAGCCAGTCGGCTTGTGACGGGGAGAGCTTGCCGCGCTCAGCCTTCAGCTCGGAGAACAACAGGCCGCGGTCGCGGTGTGCGAGTACGAGGTCTGGGAATCCGATGTGGCCTTGGATGTGTGTGGCCCAGCCGCCTCCGGGCAAGAGTGAGGGGCGGATGTGTTGGACTTTCCAGCCGTACATGATGGCCATGGCGATGACTTTGTCTTGGAAGGCGCGTTCACTCTCCATAGCCGTCGCTCTCTAGGGCTAGGTATTTGTTGTCGAGATATTCGCGGCATTCTTCTTCGCTTTTGTGCTGGCACCATGCTCGATGTTCTCGCCTTGCGATCTCGATCCAACGGTTGAGGGCTTTGCGTTCGATCCGGTAGTCGCCGGCGAGGACGACTCGGATGTATTCACCGTCGCCGAGGGCTACGTGGTAGTAGGGGCCGCGGTCATGCTGGAACGGGTAAGGGATGTTACTCATAGAAGCCGTCCCGGTCGAGTGGGTGCATGATGTCGTAGACGAAGACGACAGCCGCGGCGATGAACGCTCCGGCGATCACCCAAATGGCGATTTTCTCAATGATGCTCATGTCATTTCACCTTCGGGGTTTTCTTCAGTTCCGTAATGATTTCCTGCGCTTCGGAGAATGTCAGGTCTGCCGATATGTCCATTTCAAGGCCGCGTTCAGCGCCCATCGTGGCGATCAGGGTGCGTTGCCCGGTCGTGGCGAGTCCGGTGGGTTTGGCCGCCGCGGATCCGAGTGGTGCACGGTCGGCGGGTGGTGTGGCCCGCTGCACTTTGCTCATTTCTTCCCGGCTGGGACGCTTCGACGGGTCGGAACCTGCGTAGCCGATGTTGGCGAGGGCGCGGCCTACTGCTGATGTTTCGCAGTTCTCGACGTGGCTGGTGGAGTTGACGCCGCGGTCGGTGGCGTGTTCCTCAGCCCAGCCGGTCGCGATCAGGTCCTCATTGACGTACAGGGACGCCTTGAACGTGCACCAAGTCTCGCCGCGGTGAACCATGTCGGTCAGGACTCGGGGGATGTGGCCTTGATCGCGCATCGCGTCGAGCCACCGGGCGAGGCGTGGTGCTACGGGTTCGTAGTTGTCGAGGTTGAAACTCATGCCGCGACCTCCGGGTCGTCGAGAAGTTGGTGGACGACACGGCCGAAGAACTCCAACACGTCGGCGGCCTCTCGCATGAGGACGAGGTCGGGGTCTTGGTCGATGTCCATGATCGCGGCGTGGAGTTCCAGCCGTTCACGGATCCGGGTCGAGATCGCTTTCATGACATGACCCCCAATGCGGAAATGGCTTTGCCGATTTCAAGTGGAAGGTCGAGGTACATTCCGCGGCGGCGTCGCCAGTCTTTGCACCGTTCAATGTCGTATCGAGTGTTGCAGGGGAGCATTCCTGCATAGCGAAGGTGGTTTTTGATTGTTCCTGCGGGGATCTTCAGTTTCCGCGCTGTGGCGCTGACGTTGCCGTTGTGCAAACGACATTCGCGGAGGATGTGGTAGTGGTCCTCGATGCTGTATGTGCGCTGGATCGGCTTATTCCGAGTGATTTTTTTCGGAGTGTCCTGATGGGTATGTATTGCCTGCGGGTCATTTTTACCCATGAGCGTGAGGGTCTCGTCGACGGACAGGCGTCCGGTGGCGAGAAGTTCGAGTAGGTACTTTTCATTCATGTCGGGGTCTTCTTTCTGTTAGTTGCTTGTTGATGACTTGGTGCCCCACGGCCGCCAGCCGTAGAGCTCCCAAAGTTCGAGGGCCACACGCAGGTTCTTTCGCGGGTGGAAAAGGTCTTGCCGAGTGGTGATCCAGCCATTACGGGCCGCCCATCCGACGTTTGAGCCGTTGATTTGCATGAGGCCGTAGGACCCTCCGTGGGGGTCTTTGCGGTTCCATGCCCCGGCGAAGCACCGCGATTCGCGGTACATGATTCGGCGGATGTTCGCTCGTTCGGATTTGGGCCAGCCGACCTGACGTGCAAGGTCGACGTAGTCGCGGCAGGTGTTGACCTTCGCGTCGGCTCCGGGAGCGTGGGTGAGTGTTGCGGCGATGAGCACGGCAGCCGCCAGACGCCTAACGGCGTGTCCAATGGTCGAGGGGCATGGGGTCTCCTATCGTGCGGTCCACACCGGGATCGGTGCGGCGCGGCGGCGGCGGGACGGCCGGTATTCGCCGGTCTTTCGGATGGTGTTTGCGGCCATAAGCCGGTTCATGATTGCGCCAAGGGCGCGGGGTTCGTGTGTGTGTTCGTCGCTGTGGGCGTTCAGGTGGTCCCAAACGTCGTCAGCTGTGAACGTCGGGCGCATACGGGCGATATGGATGACTGCGGCTTCTGCGGCGGCCTTCCATGCTTTGTCGGCGTTGGCGTCGACTTGCTCGATGGCTTCGGCTCGGGCTTCGTAGGCCGAGAATAGGTCTGGTTGCATTGTGCCTCCGTCGGGGTGGAAGTAGATGTCACCTTACACGGTCGGAGTGACTTGTGGTGGATTTCCAGTAGCCGGTTATTTGGCGGGCTTTTGCTCGATTGCTTTCCATGCTTGGACAAGCTGATTGGCGGTGATCGTGGGGGCGAGTTCGACGTGGATCCAGTACCCGCCGGGGCCGCCATTTTCGGTTTCGGTCCATGTTTTCCAGCCGGGTTTCCCGTCTCGACAGCACCTGAAGCCGCGGCCCCATTTGGAGCCCTCAAAAGTGTATTGGTGCACTTCCTCGATGCCGAGGGTGAGGTAGTTATCGGCGAGCCAGTCGCAGATTTCGGTGATGCGGTGCTGGTTGGATGATTTGTAGCCGAGGTCAACGGCGCGGCCTGTGGCGTGGACTGAGAGGCGGTCTGAGCCGCGCATCGGGCGGTAGGCGTAGATGCCGAGGTTGGAAAAGCCCCAGCGGTCGTTCATGATTTGGGCGAACTTTTCGGCTTGTGGGGTGGCGGTACCTTTTGGGGTGGCGTCGGTGTTGCCGGTGTACGGCAGGGGACACTTGCCCCCGGCGGTTTTGGGGGCGGCTTCGGTTTTGGGGGCGGCTGCTTTTTTGCGGACGGCCATGTCAGGCTCCTTCTGTCATTACTCGGACGTCAATGGATCCGCTGGCGGTGATGGCCCACAACTCGTTGCCGCGGGGGATGAAGAACTGGATAGGGGTGGTGTGTTTTTCGGTAGCGAGGCCGTTTGCGGAGGTGACGTCAGCGCCGCCGACATAAACGGTGTCGTTGCCGGTGACGTGCACATAAACGTATGCCGATGACGGGCCGGACGAAATGATCTTTTGGCGGGTCGTGGTGACCGTGTAACTGGTGGATTTCATTGGTCGCCTTTCGGGGCGATCGCCGCGGCGATGTGGTAGAGGGCTTTAGAGAGTGCTTCGCGGGCCGTCCTAAGAAGGCTGAGTTTCAGTTTGTTCATTGGGTGTCTCCTGTTCGTCTGGGATTCCGTTGCCGTCGGTGTCTCGGGATCCGGCGGCGATCATTACGCCGGAGAGTGTCCCGGTGAGGAACATGACGACGGGGTTGATGAGCTTGAAGAACTCGGCGTCGACGGCGGTGAGTTGGTCGCCTTGGTAGACGAACAATAGGCCGTAAAGCATCGCGCACATCATGAAGGTGAGGACGGCGGCGAGGACAAGGCCGACGATAAAGCGGAGCCGGACGTTCAGTTCGGCGGGGCTGTAGCGAGGGCGGCGGTTCAACATGATCGGGCCTCAACGTAAGGGTCGCCGTAGATCGTGGAGCCGGTCGCGGCTAAGGCTTTGTTTTTGGTGATGAGGGTGGTTTGGGTTTGGCAGATGCCCCTATAGCGATCCCCGCAGGCGATCAGTAGCACGGAAAAGAGCACCACCACGAAGGCGATGCGGAAGGTCATTCGGGTGTTTCTCCTTCTTCGGTCCAGCCCGACTCGATGAGGGCCGCGTATTCTTCCTCGGTCATGTCGCGGCCGACGGTGATGCCGGTGAGCGCGTCGTGTTCTGTGATTGTGGGTTTCATTAGGACTCCCTGTAGCCGTAGACGTAGACGGTGAGTGATGTGAAGTTTCCGGTGTTGGCGGTCAGGCTAAAGCCGTCATAAGCCACGGTGTCGTTAAGAAAGCCGCCGCCCGTGATGCTTCCGCTAGCGGCGGTTGTGCCTGCCCACAAACCTTGATACGTGACTGAGGTAATGGCTGTTTTTTGGGGATCGTAAACGTCGATTGAACAGACCCCACCGTTGGCGACAGTCGCAACAAGACCCGGCACAATAAAGCCGACGTTTGGCGATTGGTCATCTACAGCCCCACCGACGGTCAACGGAATATTTCTATGGGCGTAGTAGTAGCCGTTTACGGCTTTGTCCACGCCGCCCACACGCAACCGGAAAAGAACCGACACGGCAGTTGTGGCGTGTTTTGCGTTCCGGACTATCAGCCGATAGGCCGAATACTTTGACGTAAAACAGTTATTTACAGCAACTATCCCGCCGGTTGTCCATGACGCTTGCGTGATGTAATCCAGCCCAGCGTTGGCCAAAAAGTTGTTCGTATCCGACGCGGTGAGGACCTCGCCGGTGGTGAAGGTTTTGATCGCCATTAGTACCCCAGTTTGTTGGAATCGAGCCGCCCATAGACGGCGTTATTGAGTAGTAGGTAGTTGTTGAGATCCGCCCCGGAGACGTAGTAGGTGGCGTAGACGCCGCCCTGTGGTGTCCCGGAGAAGGCCGCGCCTTCGATGATGCATTGGTAAGTAGTGCCGCGGAACGTGACGGCGACTTCGGTGGCGATGTCACCGAACCCGTAAGACGGGTTGAACGCCGTGTCATTCAGAAACACGCGAAACGACGAGATGGCAAGCGCTGGGTTTTGGTAGGTGGCCAGTAGGTAGTTGGCGTAGTCGAGGGCCTGCCCGGTGGAGGCGTTGAGCGTGTTCACCTTGTAGGTGCGGTATGGGGCCGCGCCGGTCTGGACGCGTTGCTCGGCGAACGATTCGGGGTCGACGGCGACTTGGGTGTAGTAGTTGTCGGCAAGCGAGTCAAAGGTGATTTCGGTGTAGGGGTTGGCTGACGGGCCGCGGACATCTGAAAAGTTGTTGAAGACGTTGGTGGCTTTGTAGTACTGGTTGTAGAACGTGAGGCCGAATGACGGCCCGTCATCTTTCATCCGGCCGTTCATGCTGAGGGTGACGAGGTTGGCCCAGTCGCCGATTGTGCTGTTGAGCGTGGTGGCGGCAAACGACGTTCCGCTGCCGAAACCGGACACGGTGCCGACTAGGAAGCCGAAGTTGCTGAAGATGCTGTTGCATTGGTTGGCGAGCGTGTTGGCCGCCAGCGCGTAGCCGTTGCCTTGTGCTCGGGCCATGGTCGCAAAATACGATTCGCAGGTGATCGTCAGAATGTCAGCGGGGCCGACGTTTGAGACGTAGGGCTTCCCGTAGGTGACCTCGACGTCGGCGATCTCCCCAGCGAAGATTTGACGTTTGCTTGGGACGCCGGACACAAGGCCGCCGTCGGTGTAGAGCCGGACTTCGGTGCCGGGCACAAGATCGGGATCGGGGGTGGCGTAGCCGTTGGGGTAGCGGATCTCAACCGCGGCGGTGTTTGCCCGGTATGCGTCAAGCGGGGATCGGCGGCCGATGTTGCAGGTGGCGGTCAGGAGGTTGGGGATTTCGGTTTCTACGCCGCCGATGACTTTGTAAAACCTGAAAATGACGTTCATTAGTAGGCGTTCCCGACTCGGATGGGGACCGACCCGTTCTGGCGCATATAGGTCCGCAGGGCGTCGACGACGCTGTTGGGGTCGCCGCCGTGGACGTTGATGGTGACGCCGCCGCCCATGCCGCCCATCCGGTCCAGCGGGACGACAGCCTCCGGGCCTGCTTCGCCGATCATGGCAAGCGTCGGGCCGCGCACAATACCACCGTCAGCGAGTCCGGGGATCTTGTTCAAGAGCGAGCCGATCGAGCCGATCGCGCCCAGCCCGGGGATTGAGAGTTTGCCTGCGGCCCCAGCGAGTTCTCCGAGGATTCCGAAACGCTCAAAGAAATCGTCGAAGTCTTTTACGGTTTGGGCGATCTGCTTACGGAACACGAATATGGCGGTCGTAGCGGCCACTACAGCGGCCGCGATCAGAATGTAAGGGTTTGCGGCGGCCGCGGCGTTGAAAAGCGTCTGAGCGGCTGTGGCGGCCGTCTGAACGGCTGTGAACACTTTCATGGCGGCGTTGATGGAGATCACGGCGGCGGCAAGCCCGCCAATGCTGGCTCCGAGGACGACGACTAGGTCGGTGTTTTCGCCGACCCATGTGGCGAGGCGTTCCAGATAGGGAAGCAGTTCCTCGATAATCGGGAGGAGGGCCATGCCGATGGATTCTTGGGCTTCGCCGATTGCGACACCCATTCGCTTGAATCGCCCTTCGGCGGTGTTCGCGGCGTCGGCCGCCGCGCCTCCGAAGGTTTGGGCCATGGTGTTGAAGATTTCGTCGGCTGATGCTCCGGCCTCGATCAGACCTTTCATGGATGGGTCGAGTTTGGCGAGGGCTGATTCTTGCCCGTTGTAAGCCTTGCCGAGAGCTGTGGAAACGGTGGTGAGGTCTTTGCCTGTGGCCGCAGCGATGTCCAGCGAGAGGTTGAGCAGGCGTTGGGATTCTTCAGCTGAGCCGGTCGACCGGGCGAGGTTTGCGTAGGCGGTGCGGAGTTCGGTGTCGGCGACGCCGGTGGCCAGCGTCATTTTGCCGATCAGGTCTTCGGTGGCGGCCACTTGGTCGTCGGTCGCCTGCGTCGAGATCCTGAGCTGTCGGGCGAGTTCAGCCGAGCTCTTTTGATCCTCCATGGCGGCCTTGGCTGCCGAGTACCCGGCAACGGCAAGACCACCGAGCGCGGCGGCGGCTGGGATCGCGGCTTTCTTGATGGCGAACTGGGCTTTCTCCCCAGCGGTTTCGAGTTGCTTGAACTCTTTGATCGCCTTGGAGACGCCTTTGCCGTCGAACTCGGAAATGATGGGAATGTTGATTGCCACTAGCGGGCCTCCTGACTGACAGTTCTCATCACTTTTCGGACCGCGGCTTCCATCTCTTTTTCAACCTTCGGCATTTGCTTTTCAGCGGCGGGCCACAAGATCCGGGATGCGGTGCCGATTGTGTCGTCGAAGGCTTGCCCCAGCGGGTTCGGTGATCTGCGTCCGGCGACTTCCATGATGACCGCGGCGGGGTTCGTCTGTTGGACACGGATCACACTTCGGGCTTTGCGAGAGGTGTCGATTTTCGCTTTCAGTCCTCGACGTGCAGCTGCCGCGGTGTATGGGAACTTCAGGCCGCCGCGTTGGGTCCAGTTGCGGAGCACTCCGGACGGGACGGATGATTCGGGCGGGTAGTCCTTTTTTGCTTGGTCGATGATGGGCGCGGTGATTTCTTTGACGTCGCGGTTGAACTGCTTCCGCAGTTCGGGGTCGATTTTGCGTAGTGCTTTGATTGCGTCCTGAGCGCCGACGACTTCGATGTTGGCTCGGGCTGTCATCGGCGTTCCTTTCTGGACTTGTTCAGCACCTCGACGGCGGTGTTGAGGTCTTTTGCGGTGAATGGGATTTCGGAGGGCCAAAAGCCGGTGGCGACGAGCAGTTCTGCTAGTCCGCGGCTGTATGTCCCTCGGGGGTAGGGTTTGCGTCTTCTTGGGTGACCACCTCTAGGGAGATCACTTTTTTGGCGTAGTCGTCAAACGTGGGCGGGACCGGGATGCCGCTGGATTTTGACGCGGCCCACGCAAGGAACGTGAGGTCTTCCGCGCCGATGCCTTGGGCGAGGCTTCCAGCGGTCTTTTTGGTTTTGCGTTCCCATTCGATGACGTTCCAGAACGAGGTCGTCACTTGGACGGGTCCGGTTCCGGTGTCTACGGCAAGGGTGATTTTCATGGTGTCCTCCTAAGGCACGGTTAGGGATTCGGTTATGGATCAGGTGATGTCGCGGGCCCAAGTGCCACCGGTGAAGGTGACGTCGACCATGGCGAGTTCGCCGACTGTCGAGTTGATCGGGGTGAACGACTGCAAGAACGCGCCGGTGATCGTGTACTCGGGGTTCGAGGCGGATTCGGTTGTCCCGGACGGGCTGATAACAAGCGTCGAGGACTTGCCGACCATTGCGGCGAGGGCGGTTTCGACTTCGGCGGTTGCGCCGGAGCCTCCGTAGGCGAGGAACATCGTGATCGCCACCTCGACGGACTGGAGGCCCGCCGTGTAGGTGCGGCCGGTGTCGCCGAAGCTTGTGGTTTCGAGGGCGTCGGTGCCGATGGTGAGGGTGCAGGTGTTGGATTCTGCGCTCAGGTCGTAGGTCGTTGCGCCTTGGGTGATGTTGATGGTGGCGTTGCTGAGGAATGTCACAGTTGCCATGGGGTCTCCTTTAGTTGCGCCGCACGGCTACGGCGACGGTGATGTCGTATGAGGGAAGGGTCTGCCCGCCGATATCGGTGAGGGTCGGCCTGCCGCTTGTGACGGACAAGGCCGAGTTCATGATGGTGTCGGCGGTCGTGATGAGGTAGTCCTCGGCGTCTTGGTTGCCGGGTGGGGCGGCGACGATCCGGAGGGTGAACTCAATGTCGCCCACGTTGTATGTGAACGCGGTGAACGTCGGCGGGTCGACGAGAACGGAGCGGGGCCGGAGGTTTCGTGGGTCGGTGATGGCAGCCAAGCCGAGACCCGTCAAAGTGTTGACGATCGCGGACCGTGCCTCCGCAAAGCGCCACCTGACTACGGTTCACACCGAGTAGGCGCATGATCTGTCCCATCGTGCCGGGCGCGGCGGTGATGGTCATGTCTTGGAACGACGCGAACGAGTCAACCGAGCCGCGTTCCCTGTACAGGGCCATCGCGTAAAGGGTGGTGCCCAGCGTGACGTCCCCAGACGGCGAAGTCGTCAACGAGTCGAAGTACCCGGCGGCTTTACGTCGACGGAAAGCGAAAGCGTTGGCCGCCGCGGTGCACGTCGTCAGGTAGGTGGCGTCGTCTCCGGCGGGGGCGTAGCCCAATGCGATTTCGACGGCTGATTTGGTGATCCATGTGCAGGTTTGGGTCCAAGTGATCGTCCCGGCTGAGCTGCCGCGGGCAACGTCGTTTCCGGCGTCCGCGAACAACAACTGGTTAGGGATGAGGTCGTCGTATTCGTAGAGGAAGTCGCCTTCGGAGTCGATGCCGTCGTACCTGTAGACGGGAACGGCGAGCACGGTGAACGTGCCGTTGAAGGTGCTGTCGGTCGCCCCGGCGATCGTGATCGTTTGACCGATGCCGATTTCTGTGGCTTCGAGGGTCTGCACCACGGCGTAGCAGGATCAGACGAACGCGGCGCGGATGAACTTGCTGCTGTCGATCATCAGGGCGGCGAAGTAGCCGCGGAAGGCGATTGTGCGCGACAAGGTCGACGGTGAGTCGAGGCTGATTGCGCCCTTCTGCTGCTCGAACACTTCGTACCCGGAAGCGTCTGCGACGATGAGCGTGTCGGCCGCGAAGTTGCGGTCCACGACAACCTGAAGGCCGAAAGCCATGCCGTTGGGCTGGCCGGGGGCGAGGTTGCCAAAGGCGTTCATCGGGCCGACCTGCGGGAACAACGGACGGTCTGCGGTGTCGCTGAGGCCCATGAGCGCACCCCACCATTCGGGGTTCACGAAGATGTGAGTCGGAAGATTGCCATTGCTCGACGAAAGGATCGTCTGGGCGGCGGTGGAGATCCACGACATCCAGTAAGCGGGGTCCTGCGACGAAGCCGAAGCGAAGTTCTGCGTTACCGAAGCACCGGAACGGAGCGTGTCGGCGGCGTAGTTGTCTGTTGCGTTGGCGTAGATGCGGCCCATGTCGTCAAGGATGATTGACAGGACTGCGGGATCACTCCAGTCCAAGTCGGCTTCGGAGACGTTCACGTAGCCGCCGAAAATCTGCTTGGTGACCTGATTGTTGAACACGACAAGGGTGCCGGACTGGTTGGTCATTTCGGCGAGGCTTGCACCGACCGAGACGTGGGTGGTCACTTCGGGACGGATAAAGATTTTGCCGCCTCCGGGCATCGCACGAACGCCGACTGCGTCGACGACGGGGCGACGGCCCACGAAGTTGTTGTACACCGGCCCAACGATGGGGGTGGGCAGGATGCCGGGGGTGTCGGTGGTGACGACATCGGGCGCGGCTGCACGAAGGGCGGCGCTCATTTCATGCCATGCGGAGCCTCCAGCGATTGCCGCGGCGAGGTACTCAACTGCGGTCGGCAGCGGGGTTTCCTTGCGGGCAGCGGCGTAGACGATGGGCTGTACGGGGTGGATTGCCGGTGCTTGTGCGGCCTCGGCCTTGATTTCTTCTGACACTTGGTCCTCCTCGGGGGTGTCTTGGGGTTGGGTTTCGTCGTCCTCTGGATCGGCCGAGGAAGCGGCGATGTTTTCGATCACGGCCTCAGAAAAAGCCGGGATAGCGACTAGGGAAAGTTCACGCAGGATCGCCTTGGAGACGATCATCGTGCCGTTTTTGTCGAACTTGAACTTGACAGGTTCAGCGCCGACGCTGACCGAGTCATAGGCACCGGCCTTGACAAGCTCAACGGCTTCGTCGGCGGCGCGGGTCTTCGCGAACTGTGCCATGAAAGCAAGGCCGCGGTCCGTGTCTTCAAGCACCGGGACCGTGCCGCGGAGCTGTGTCAGATCGTGGTTCTCGATCAGTTTGGCGGCCTTCTGATTGACGTCAAAAGAGCCGCGAAGAAACTTCACGGTTTGGCCGCCGGAAACGGTCGCGGCGGTGTCCCACGGGACGGCGATACCGGAGATCGTGCGCGGTTGGTCTTCTTCGTCGTTGTATGCGGCGTCGACGGTGATTGCGTCGGCCGTGAATCGGATCATGGTCATTCGAGGTCCATTTCGTCTTCGGGTAGTTCGGGTAGTTCGGGCACGGCGGGTTCGCGGTAGGTGTCGGGGGTTTCGACCATGAAATCTTCGAGGTATTCCTGGACGTCAAACTGGCAATGCCTCCCACGCGGGAGAACATCGTCCATGGACAGGCGTTCCTCGATGGCGTGGAGCAAGGGGCGGGCACCGAACAGGATCAGGTCTTGGCGTGACTGCTGGGCGTTCATGTATGTCATGCCCGACTGGTCGATGCCGAGCAAGTAGCCGGGGATGTCCAACAGGCGGGCCATTTCGAGGGCGGCGTATTTGCGGGACTCGACAAGTTGCAGTTTCGACGGATCGGAGGTGAACTCTTTCCACTCGACGGCGGAGTTGAGTGCACCGACGGCGGAGACGCGGCGGGCAGACGCCCAAGCCGAGGCGAGTTCGCCGAGTTCCTCCGCCGACATCGGTTCGGAGTTGGCTGTCTGCTGAAGATAACCGGCAGCGATCTCGGTCGCGGCGAAGCGTTCCGCTGCTTGATCCAAACGAAGCGCGATTTGGACAGCCCGACGGCCGGCATAAACGATGCCCTGATTAGGGCTGAGAAATGTGATCGTGTTGGCGACGTCGAGGGGCATCCCGTTGAACTCCAAGTCGTCGGGCATACCGAACCACTCGGGGGCGGCGGGCATTGTCGTCGAGTAGACCATGTTTGCCGGCAGCCATTGGAACTGCGCCGGGTAGCCCGTCGAGTAGCGGGCGGTGACGGCCCAATGTGCGCGGCCGTACATGATGAGGTCGCGGGCGGTTTTGGCCATGATGAACTGGCGGGGGACCGACGGATCGGGCCGCGACATCCACGACTCGCCCTCGACCCACAGCTTCTCGTATTCGTCGCCGGTCCATTGGAGCGTGTACGACTTCAGATCGAGGGTGCCGACGACGGTTGACAAGAGCGAGACGGCGCGGGCGATCGAGGGCACAGATAGGGCAGCTTCTTCGGATGCCCCGACGGAATACGAGTAGAACTGCCCTATCTGGGAAGCGCCAGCGGCGGCGGCGTTCAAGGGGGCGGACGCGACTGCGGGTGCTTCGATCTTTCGGCGGAATAGTGCCATCGCCTCGGAGTATTCCAAAAGTGGAACAACTATTCCATCGTTTGAGAAAGAGATAGAAAGTGATCGGTCACCTTCCGAAAGCGATAGCCGCCTTCGCTCGACGCTGAGGTTTGGCAACGAGGGCGACTGCCCAGATCATGCACCGACAGGCGGTGATTGGTCCCGGTGATCGTTGCGAAGACACGACGTAGCCCTGCGGGGTTTTGATGCCGACGGCGCGGTTGACGTGCTCCGACAACAGCATGGACCCGGTGTGGGCGAGGCGGCCTTCGTTGATAAATGATCGGACGGTGGCGGTGTGGGTGATGAGTTCGGCGTAGCCGACCACAGTTTTTTTGCGTTCAAGGTCGAGGGGGGCGAGGGCTTCGAGGCTGGGGGTGAGGGCGACGTGGTCGACGGTCGGGGCGATCTCTTGGATCTTGGTCCACATTTCGCCGAGGGATCCGGCGATGAACGCGACCTCGACTCCGATTTGGCCGCCGTCGATGAGCTGTGACCTGACGCCGACGTATTGGGATTCGTCGATGCTGGAGTCGACTGCCAGTACACCACCGGGCGGGAGGGTGTCAATAGTATTTTTGTCGAACTGTCCGGGCTGGAGCCATGAGTGCGCCGACGAGACCCAAATGTTGAGCGAGGCCCGAAGGAAACTCATTTGGTCGGGGGATCGGGACTCGTCGCGGATCGTTTCCATGTCAAGCGTGTGCCCGAGGGCTGGGTTGGCGAACGACCACCACACCTCGTCCATCGGATCGACACCGGACGGCGGGGACCACTCGGCCATGTACAGGCGGCCCGGCTTTTTTTCGTCGATGATCTTCAAGCCTTCTTCGCGGAGTTTGAGAAAGCCCGCGGAGGACTCGGTCCCCGCGGTTGACCATGCGGAGAACAACGAGTTTCGGCGGGCGCGTTGCGATGGGATCGCGCCGTTGAAGATCACGTCGAGGGAGATGTCCCAGATCTCGTCGGCGAGGATCAGGTCG